TTAAGCACCTAATAATTTTTAACGCTGCAAACCCTTAAAAACATTTAAAAGGAATCACAACAATGGCAACACAAACAGACGGGTTAAAGTCAACCCAAACGAGAGACATTCTAGGCTATATGTATATGCAACTTGCCCAAGATCCCATGGGGTGGGTTAATGATTTGGGCATGTTTATTCCCACCGATCAGGAGACTGAAAAGCACCGCTGGTTAGGAATGGCGCCAGTTATGCGTTTATGGGAAGGTGGGCGCCAAGCGCACAAGCCTAATGCATACGGGATTGATGTAACGAATGAGCTATACGAAGGCACTGTCGATATCCCGTTAAAGGATATTAAACGCGACAAGACCGGAAAAGTTCAGAATTATATTAATGATCTGGTTAGGCGTGCCAATAATCATTGGAACAAGTTAGCTTCTGATGTTATTAACGCGGCAGAATCGACAGTATGTTACGATGGCCAGTTCTGGGTTGATACGGACCATGCAGAAAGCGGAAGCAATCAAAGTAATGATATTTCTTTTGCCGCTGCAACTGGCACGACCCCAACAGTGACTGAAATGGTTGATGCTATCCTAGATAATATTAAAACAATGTACAGTTTTAAAGACGATCAAGGCGAGCCAATTAATCAGGACGCATCACAATTTTTAATTATGGTGCCTTTGACTTATTGGGCAGTGGCGCAGAAAGCGGTTAAACAAGAGTTAATTGCAAGCGGTGAGACTAACGTTTTAGGAAAGTCTGATTTTAGCTTGTCTGTTGTTATGAATCCCAGATTAAGCTGGACCACAAAGTTTATGACGTTCGCAACCGATACCGGCACAAAGTCAATGATCCTTCAGGAAGAAGAAGGCTTGACGGTTAGCGCTATGTCCTATGGTAGCGAGTACGAGCATGAATACAACCACCATCAGTACGGCGTCAAAGCAGGTAGAGCGGTAGCGCCTGGATTCTGGCAATCGTGCTGCATGACCACGTTCACCTAACCGTTTGGTTAGGTTACCCCCAGGCCAGCTTAGCTTATCCCCGTGGGTTAGGCTGGCCTTTTTTAAGGCTTAAATTATGGCTTTTGAATCAGACATATTAGAATTCTATAGCAATGAGGAGTTCTCAGAAACAATAACGCATAAGGGCGTTGAAATTTCAGTGATGTTTTTTGACGTTCGAGAAGAGTCAGAGCGCGTTTATATTAATCACGTATATTTCACAATCCCAAGATCAAGATTGAACGGAATGGTAAGAGGTGACGAAATAACAAGAGGCACAGCCACATATAAAGTTAAATCAATCACAGACCATAGCAGCGACAAAGTTATAAAGGTTGTTGAGCTAGATTTAATAAGGGACTTATCTTGAGCGTAGAAAGCGAGGCGTTAGAATGGCTGAAAAATTCTCTATATATGAATATAAGGGGAATAGGGCCAAATGTTTACGCTTACAGCGTGGACTATTTAACCGAAGATCTAATGCCCGCGTTAACTATAACTCTAGATTCTGTAGAGGCCACCGAGGCAAGCACCGCCACGAAAAACATAAAACGGGCGACGTTTTCCGTTGGTATTCATGTCGTAAATAAATCAGCGTTTTGGTCAATAAAACTATTGTGCGACATACGCGAAATGGTAACTCAAACGCTTGAAGCAATGGAAACCCCTTCAAGCGTAATAGATTTTAAAGAGGAAGGCGCGGGAGCTTTTGAAGCAAACCAAGAATTGCAATTCCCTATAGTGTCACAGTCAATCACCTATTCATTTTTGCTGTCTGAGGTTGATTATTAATGCACCCATCAGAACTTATATTAAACGACATAAAGGACAGGCTTGAATGGTCGGTTGATGATATAAGGGGCGCATACTGGATAGACAAAAAGCTTGATTTAGATGACTTGCCTTGCGTTGTTGTAAGCGTTGACGGTGAAGATATTCAAGAATATGGAAATCATTATCTGGTGGATTTGAGCGTTAACCTAAAGTTTTTGACAGTCGACAGAGGGTTTAACTTGGGAGACAAGAAGCTTCTAAATATTTTGCACGATTCTAACCTTATAGTTAAAAGAATAAGTGACAGGTTGCAAAATATTATGAAAGTTATAGAGCTTTCAACTAGCGATATAGTCGACCCTATAGATTTAGAGAGATCACTTTTAACTATAGAAAGAGTTTATAAAATAACATATAGGCGAACAAGAGGGTTAGTATAATGCTAGTAAGGCGCGAGGCTATTTTATTTGAGCTTGAGACAACATACAGAGACAGCACAACGGCTGACGCATCCGATGCGGTTTTTGTTTTTGATGCTAACTGGAGCAACGAAGCCAAAACTTTGCAGAGGCAAGGCCCATCCGATACCCTTGCGAGCTTCCAATCAGTTTATGGCGGCAGAACTGCAACGGTTACATTTAAGTGCGAATTAAAAGGCAACGGCACGCCTGGCGGTTCGCCAGAATTTGGAAAATTATTACAAGCTTGCGGAATGGGTAAAGCCACAGTTGCAGACACAAGCGTAACATACAACCCGGAAACCTCAGACCCCGACAGCGGCGTTCTGTATTATTACCAAGACGGTAAATTAAAGAGAATGCGAGGCGTTAGGGGTAACGCTAAGTTTGTTATGGAGGCGCGCGAGTACGGTTATATAGAGTTCACAATGCAAGGGCACCCTGACGCGGAAGTTGATTCAGGAATCATTGACCCAAGCTACAGCACTATTTTACCGCCTCAAGTTGTTAACGGCGCGGTTGCTATTGGTGGCACAGAGATCGAAGTTACAAAAGTAGAAATCGACCTTGGCAACCAGATTGCTAAGCCTTTAAGCATTAATGAGACCAACGGCGTTGGTGAGATACGAATAGCCAGCCGAGACGTTAGCGGTACGATTGACCCTGAATCAGTATTAGTTGCCACACAGCCATTTGAATCAGACTGGACTAGCAGCAACACAAAGGCATTCACAACCGGCGCAATAGGCTCTACAGCAGGAAATATTTACACTATCACGGCGCCTGCAATTTATTACAAAGACCTACAGGAGGGAGAACGAGAAGGGATTAGAACACAAGAGATCCAAACCGGGTTCGCAGAGTCATCTGGTGATGATGAGATCAGCATAGTATTCACATAGAAAAAACCAAAGCGGGGAACTAACAAATGATAAAGATCAGAAAGTCACTGCCAGAATACACACTTGAATTGCAGGAATGCAGCTTTACTTTGAGGCCTCTTTCAGAGGTAGAGCTAGAGCAATGCAACTATATGCTAGTCGAAATGATACAAGCAAACCATACAATACTCCCGCCGAAGGCTGTTAAATTTATCCTGCAAAACTGCCTTATTGATTGGACAGGGGTGCGTGATGAAAACGACAAAGAGTACAAGTATAAACCCGGTAACGAGTCATTCTTGCCAACAAAAATAAGAATGGAATTGGCCAGTGATGTATATGTTAAAAGCCAACTAACAGAAGAAGAAAAAAAAAGTTAATTAAGTCCTACACGGTGGCCTCTAATCCTGATGATTTTGATTGTAACAAATGCAGGTGGGGCCGCCATTGCGACAAAGACAACCCAGCGCCTAATGATATTTTTGAAATAAAGGTTCCAGGTTATGAAATTCGACAAAACACATGTTTTCTTACTGAATATGACCGCGATTCTGATTTTTGGCTTAGGCAGTTCAGCGCTTATAACTCTGGTTTTTTATTGAAGAAAGGTGGCGCAGGTGATCAGCCAGCGCCATATATGCAGGCTATGAGGCTTATCAAATGGCTCGGAACGCAAGAATAACAATTGAAGCTGAAGACCGTACAGCGAGAGCAATCAGGCAGGCGCGCCAGAACTTTCAAGATTTAGCCGGGCATGTAGCGAAAGTTGGAACAGCTGTAGGCGCTGCTGGTATCGCTTTTGGCGCTTTCTCTATTCAACAAGCTAGAGTTATAGAGGAGCAAAAAAAGTTCGCTGATCAGCTAGGTATAAGCACACAAAGCCTGAATGAATTAGCCTACGCATTTGGCCAAGAGGGAAACATAAACGCTGAGCAATTCGCGGATACTTTGCAAGAGTTGAACGTAAGGTTGGGTGAGGCCGCTGTTACTGGTGGCGGGCCATTGGTCGATGCGTTTCAAGAGCTAGGGCTTTCTATTTCTGAAGTTAGATCACTTAAAACTGACGAAATGGTTTTAAAAATTGCGGACGCATTTGAAAAGTTAGATGACAAACAAAGATCACAGTTTTTAACAGAAGAAATATTTGCAGGAGAGGCAGCAAAAATGTCCACCCTTTTGAATAAGGGTAGCGATGCCGTAAAAGAATTAACCGATGAATACAGAAAGTTAAACGGTGTTTTAACGGAAAAGGAAGCGGAAAAAATAGCAGGGCTATCTGAAGCTTTTAAAAAGCTTCAAGTTGCTTTTGACGGTCTAGTTAAAACTATGCTTAAGGTAAGTTCCGAAAGCATGACGGAATGGATAGAAGATTTAACGGATGCGCTATCTGGCTTTTCGTCATGGATAAGTTCTAACCAAGATGCATGGAACTTTATTCTAGGTATGACCCCGATGGGGGGGTTTCAAACATATAGAAATGCTGCTTCTTCTTTAAAGAACGAGCTCCTAGGAATTCCAGACACTATAGAAGAGGTTGAAAAAAGTATTTCCGTATTGGATAACTTGTTTGCTGAGGGACGAATACACCCAGAAAAAGAAGCTGAAGCAATGCAAAGGCTTTTGTCTTTATATCAAAAAAGGAAAGATATACTGTCAGAGCCTTTAATTACAATAACATCAGGAAATGATAAAGACAAAGACAAAACACCCGACAAAAAAAGCACACCTTTATTTTTCAATACAGACGAAGGCCGCAAAGCAATACGCGAGGCAATGTTTAACGCTGAGCTGGAAGCGGCACAAGCGAACGCTGACGCTATAAACGAAATAGAAAACAATTTACAGGCAGAAAGAAAAAGGCGCGCAGAGGAATGGGAAAACGCATGGAAAAGCGCACAAGATACCTTTGCGTCTGGCATGGGTGATGCCGTGGCCTCTGCCATCATTGATCAGGAAAGCTTAGGCAAGGCCATGCAGGCCACTATGAGAATTGTTGCTCGCGAGGTCATCAGTTCATTAGTTAGAATAGGTGTTCAGCGTGCAATCGAGTTTGCAACAACCAGGGGCCAGCAAGCGGCATCAACGGCGGCAGGCGTGGCGCAAGCATCAGCCTTGACAGCGGCATATACACCGGCAGCAATAGCGGCCAACATCGCCTCATTTGGCGCGGCTGGAATAGCAGCGGCGGCCAGTTCAGCAACAGCGGCGGCGGCAACTATTGGAGCTGTCAGCTCTGGAAACTTAGGCATACTACATGATGGGCTAGATTATGTCCCTAGAACAGGCACATACTTGCTAGAAAAAGGCGAGCGCGTAATTAAGAAGGAAGATAATAAAGCAATGGCAATGGGCAACACTTATAACTTTTCAATAAATGCATTAGATACCCAAACTGGCGTTGAATTTTTAATGCGTAATGAAAATGCTATCGTTGAAATGGTTCAAAGCCGATATGAGCAGCGAGGCGAGATGGGCGGGCCGATGAGATGAGCGGACAATTAAGCACAACTTTTGAAATTTCAGAAGTTGAATTAACAAGCGATCACAAGGTTTTCAACTCAATATCTTTGAGCGGTAAGCGATTTGCGCGCCTTGGCGAATATCACCAATGGAAAATGAAAGTTAGTTTCAACATTATGACACCAAACGAAATGCGCCCGCTCATGGCGTTTTTAAATAGCCAGCGCGGCGGTTATGAAACATTTACTTTTATTCCGCCAGGTATGTCTAACCCTAGAGGTAACTGGGGTACAATAACAGTTTCAAGTGTTACTGATGACAACACAATTGTTATGGCTGGATTTTCTAATAACGACAGCAGCGCGGTTAAGGCTGGTGATATATTTACATTGGCAGGTGATACAAAAGTTTATATGGTAAATGCAGACGCGGCCAGCGACGGTTCAGGCAATGCTACTGTGAACTTTGACCCTGACTTAGTGACCACGCCAAGCGGAGGAGCAGCGGTAACGCATACCGGCGTTGCTTTTACTGTGCAGCTAGATAAAAATGATATATCGTGGCGCAGACGCGGCTATAATTATGAATCTTTCACAATTAATTTAGTTGAGGCTATGGTGTGATTAGATCACTAACATCAGCACAACAAACAGAGATATCAGCTAATCAATCAAGGCATTATTGGCTTTTTCGCGTTGATACCGGAACCCCGCTACTTTTAACTACTGCCTACAAAGACGTTACTTACAACAGCGAGACTTATATAAGCGGCGCTTTCTTGCTTCAGATTCCAAACATAGACGACGATTTAGACCTAAAAGTAAGGCGATATAAATTCAAACTATCGGCAGTTAACCAAGCTAATACAGCAGCGTTTTTGCTAACGCCGCCTTATTTTAAAAAGGTTGATCTTTACAAGTTTTGGCTAGATTCAGCAGGCGCGCTTATTGGTGATCCAATACTTAGGTTCAGCGGATATTTTGCAAATTTTAGTAACTCCATGGACCAAAGCAAGGGCACCTCAGTTATGGAAATTGAAGCCGTGAGCGAGTTTGTTGACTTCGAAAGGAAAAACGGAAGGCAAACGAACGACGACAGCCAGCAGAGAGTTTTTGCAGGTGATACGTGCCTACGACATAGCGAGCGCAAATACGAAGATTTAGAGTGGGGGCGGCCATAAATGGCGCTATTTGCAATATTATTAACAGCATTAGTTTTCACTGCGGCTATGGCTATCGAGCCGATACGTGATTTTTTATTCGGAGATCTTGACGACGTAGGTGAATCAAACCCAGGGCGTGGGATAACAATAACAAAGCGCGGAAGCCTTGAGCATATCCCGGTTATATACGGCCAGCGCAGGACCGGTGGGATAGTTAATTTCAAAGGCGTTGAGGGTTCCGATAATGAATATTTGTGGATTGAATTTATATTAGCTGAGGGAGAATGCGAAGATATTGTTATGATGTATTTGGACGGGAACGAATACACAGACAGTAAATATTCAGGACTGGTTACGCTTACAAAATATTTAGGGACAGACGCACAAACATATGATGCTAACCTTGAATCAAAATTTGCAGATTACAGCACAACAGATCACGGCAAGGGATTATGTAAAGCTGTTGTTTCTCTGAAGTACGATCAAGAGAATATGCCGAGAGAGCCTAAGTTTGAATTTTTAATTCAAGGTAAAAAACTATTTGATACACGAGACGACACCACAGCCTACAGCACAAACCCAGCTTTAGCTCTTTATGATTATCTGACAAACTCAAGATATGGCGCAGGTTATAAAATATCAACTAGCCAACTACTTGACGCAGATTTTAACGCGGCTGCAAATTACTGTGAAACTCAGATTGAGATATACAGCGGCGCGGGAACAAACACAGATTACTATCAAATGAACGGTGTTATTGATACAGGTAAAACAGTTATAAAAAACATAAAAGAGATTTTAAATTCTTTTAATGCTCACTTGGTACCTGAAGGTAGCAATTATAGGCTAATAGTTGAAAAAGATGAATCAAGCGCATTAAGCCTTAATAGTGATAACATTATTGAGGATTCGATAACATATGCCATCAATGACGTTAAAGAACGATTCAATGAGATTGTAGTTGATTACCCTAACGAAGAAAACAATTACCTAGATGATCAGTATATATACCAGGACGCGACTCTATTAAGCGCCGACAATGGGAAAGAAAGCCAAAAACGAATAAAGCGATACTTAGACGTTAATCAATACCGCATTACTCACTTTGCAAAAATAGTTCTAAAAAAATCACGGCAAGGCATAGCTGTTGGTTTAACTGCAAGTGAAGAAGCGTTCGAGGTATTGCCAGGGGCTATTGTTGATTTAACGCTAGATGAGCCTGGATGGTCTGCCAAAAAATTTAGGGTTCTTAAAGTTAAGGAGCTTACCGGCGGCAATATTGCCATGAATTTGTTAGAACATGAGTCTACCGTTTATGACCGAACCGTGCCAGTGGCGGCCCCTACTCCGCCAGACACCTATTTACCAAACCCGTTCAGCGTTGCACAGGTCGCGGGATTAAGCGCAGCCAGCGGAATCACACACGTTATAACAGCCTCAAGCGGAGACTATATAGCGCGGGTGCTTTTAAGCTGGACAGCGTTAACTGATGTTTTTGTGACAAATTACGAGATCCGCGCAAAAGTAACAACCGACACAGACTGGATTTACCAAGCGCCAGCGATTGGCAACCAAGCAAACACTCAATATGTAATAGGCTTTGACGATGGCGATTTGATTGAAATGCAGGTTCGCGCCGTAAATTCGCGTGGGGTTGTTGGCGCGTGGTCTCAAAGCTTACAACATTCTGTTGAAGGCGTTAGCGGTCCACCTGATGATGTTGATAACTTCGCAGTGTATGCGGACCCTGACGGAACGCGGGTTGCAACATTTAGCATAGACAGCCCACCGATAGACCTAGCGGGTTATAAGATACGTTACAGCAGCAATCAATCATCAGTGTGGGCAGATATGGACCCGCTGCACGACGGGCTTTTAACGCAATCTCCATTCGAATTTAATTTGCTATCTGAGGGTGATTATCGGTTTGCAATAAAAGCATTTGATCGCGGTGGACGTGAATCTGTTAATGCCGTTTATGTAATCGCTGAGCTTGGCGCTCGCAGGCTTGGAACAATCTTAAGAACTGATAACCCACGCGGGCAAGGCTGGCCAGGCACAATAACCAGCGGGAGAATAGAATCAGGTGATAATAGCCTAGTTGGCGAAACCAATACAACCTGGAACACAGCGACAGGAACATGGGATAGCTATAACGAAAGTTGGTTTTTTGACACTGTAGATAGCTTTGTTTATCAGTATTCTACTATCGATTTAGGGTTATTGCTTTCTATCAATGTTGATGTTCAGACTATAGTTGATTATGGATCCAGTGTTAGCGTTGAGGTTAGGCATAGTGAAGATGATATAACATACACTAGCTGGGTTAATATATCAACATTAGGGCTTATTTCATGTAGATACATTCAAATAAAGGTTACTGTAAGAAATACCGGCGATATACCAAAATTAAATAACATGAATATTTATATTGGTGGCGATTCAATAATTGATTATTTTAGGTTATTGGATTTAAGCACTATAAGCACTGAGCCAGAACAAACAATCGAAGGCACAACTTATAGCGCCGGTGGTGTTAGGCTTCCAATTCGATCTAGTTTTCAGCAAATAACGGACGTAAATTTATCTCTTCAAGGCGTTGGCGCTGGTTACACTTGGGAATTTATAGACCTGGATGCCACAAACGGTCCATGGGTAAAGGTTTGGGATGGTAGCGGCACATTACAATACCCGAGCGTTAGCGCTCAGGTGATAGGAGTTTAATAAATGGTTTGGCCAACTGATGACTTAACAAAAACACACCTGGACGCTGGCACAGACAGCCCAGCAAACGCACGCGCAGAGCTTGAGGCTTTGATTGATAAAGTTAAGCTTATTCTGGCAGAAGTCACAGCGGGCCAATCAATTTGGCACACTGGCAACCATGGGAACGGTAGCGGGCTTCATGCTGACCTTCTGGATGATCAGCACGGCAGTTTTTATAGAGACGCAGGCAACATAAACGCGGGTAAGTTAGATAATGCAAGGTTAAATACAGGATCTGGAAACGGTATTGATTCTGATCTGTTGGATGGGCAGCACGGTAGCCATTACTTAGCATTATCTAATGCGACTGGAACATTGACATCGAATGTTGACACAGACAGCTTGACGGTAAACGGTTCAGCAATAACGAACATTGTTAATATTACAAAAATATACGCTGGGCAAGTTAATTCAGACGGAACAGCAATAAATTTGCCTAGCGGGTGGACTTGCGCAAGGGTCTCTGGTATATCCGTCGGAGCTTATAAGATAACTCATAATTTAGGTACTACAGATTACACAATGATAGTGACTGGGGGGGATGGTGCTGGGTCACCTAGATGCCATTATAAATCAAAGACGTCAAACGATATTGTAGTTTATACAATGGACGCTGGAGGCATAGCGATATCCACCCTGGAGGATTTTGATTTTGATTTTATACTGCTAGTTAATTAGTAGAGATCAGAAAATGACTGACATTTACGACGTAATTATAGCCAGCGTTGGCGCCGCCGGAGTAATTGCAACGGCCTACTTTGGAAGAACTAAAGTTAAGGAGAGACAGCAAAAGCAAAAAGAAGCTGAACACGAGCGCGACCAATACAAAAATGAAATTGCTTTTAAACGAGCCAGCCTTTCGTTTGAGGAATTTTTAACAAATTGGGCTGATATATCGCAAGATATTGATAGCCTTATGCTTTCAACTAACGTTGATAGGTTTTTATTATTGCGCGCGTGGAATGGTTTGCTTGAGCCAAAATACACCACAGCATTTTACCAAATAAGGCAAGGAAACCAAAAGCCTGTGTCATACGTTCATTACGAACTAGACGATGATTACGTGCAAAAGCTAAGGCATATAAGTAAAGCTAACAGAATATATTTAGAAGTTGACAAAATGCCAGACTCAGGAATTAAAAGAATTTACGACGCAGAGAACGTAAAGTTTAGCTACTGGATACACTTAAAAAGCGAAGGGATACCGGGAACTGAATCAAAATCAATAACTTATTGCTCATTTGCTACGCACAGCGAGCATGGAATAGAAATTGACGCCAGAACCCGGTGCGATGTTATATCTTCACGAATGAAAGAGTTTTTTTAATCAAGAAACCTCTGTGAACTTATCCATGCCAAAAGCTGAAATAAAACTTATTTGTTTGTTGTCGTCTATATGCCTCTGGTATTCAATGTGAATGTGAGTGTCGTATTTTATAACATCATAGTCATTACCTAGTTGTTGTGTAAGAATAACAAAGATAACGCTAGCCTGTGATGGTGTTAAGTGCCTTGTTCTAAAATCAAAAGCGAAGCCATCAGGGTGAAGGCTTCGCCCTTCCCTTTTTGCTATAGCATCAGTTATAACTAGATCTATTCCTATAATCTGAAAGATACAATCGAGCAACCTTAATGGTTTCATCATTGGTTGCTTTAAGCCGTGCATTTTAACGCCTTTTTTAATCTTGATCATTTTTAACCGCCTCTATTTTGATTTTGATTTCTTCTATAACGCTTTCTGTTAATTTCTTCTTTTTGTATTTTTTTATAATTGGCATGTATGGCGTTAAGCTTGGTATGCCTGATGGTATTAGTTCCAGTATTTGAAAACGCCTAGCATCATAAGCTTGGTTTTTGTTTGAGTATCTTTCTAAAACAAACGGGTTCTTTTCTTCGGCCATAATATCACCTTATCACTTGATCTGTTGTACTGCAATTTGTTTAAAATGGCCAACTTAATACGCCGATGAAGCAAAGCAAAAAATAAAAAAAGGCAGGAATTAATACCAGGGTGTCAAATATCACAACCTGCCTTTTGTAACCCATTGATGTTAATATAAAACCAAGAATCATGCAGGTTACAAACAATAAAAAGTATGGCCATACACTTATCATAATTTAAATTTCTTTATTGTTCGCCTTCACATAATATATGTTATTTAAAAACTGAATTATGCAACCTTGTGACAATCCCGTTTTCCATTACCCACACGCACCCATGTACAGGGTGAATTTCGGCTTTTACGTTCCTCACCTGATAAGCGCCATGCTTATCGTTATATCTCACCATGGCTTGGCGGCACTGCTCGATCGTCGCACTGTTATCCCGGCTGTTAGCATCTTCCCAAATTCCATAGCCAGCCCACACAGCAACGATTGGCACAGCGATAACTAAGCCTAATATAAAGTCATTAACAATTACCATTATTCACCCCATCTTGTAAGCCCCAACAACTAAATAGGGCTGTTTGTCACATCACAATAATTAAAGGCAACATAATTACTGACACATACCCCATTCTTCTACCCATTTTTCATGATCCCCTTCTTTGTCACATTCGAATTCGTCGTATTCTCCGACATCGCAAGCCACATATCCGGCGCTATCACAAGAGTGTTTGTGATCGTATCCTTTTATTACCTTTTTAACACAATAATTATCAGGTGACGTCTCCCAAAAAAGTGTCAAAACGTGTGGCCCATTGTCTTCACTTGTGTACCCAGCGTGTGTGTACTGAATAAAACAAAAAGAAACTGCTGTAATTAATAGTATTGAAGCTGTCTTTTTCATAATAAAACCCCGTTTAGTTAGTTAACCGCTATGCTTTCTACTGGTACCTTTTTTCTATTGCTTTCTTTGCTTTTCTTTACTCTCTTGCAGTGACCTTTTACACCGTGCTCATTCCATAATTGCCGCTTGCTTGTTGGGCATAAGTGGCACTGAATAACTTTAATTTGACCGAAAGCTACACCGTGATAAGTTTTGTAAAACTCGCACTGCCCCGCTCTTGCCTCGTTTGCTAGTATTGCGAATATTGCGAACGCTAAAAAAACTGGTGAAATGTATTTCATAGTATCCCCGCATTTAGTGATGTTAATTGTTTATGAACAAACACCGTTTTGTTTCAGAATATAATAAATTACCAAACCACCAACCCATGCCAGCATTACGCCGTTAAAAATTGCGCTTAGTGAGTCGGCTATTGGCTGCCTCTTTTTCATACGTGTACCCTCCTTTCCCCTTTATTAATAATCCTTCATCTGCCAGTATTCGAAGATATGCGCCTATATCCTCACGCCTACCTCTTACAATCCTTTGTGAACCGTTACGCTTTGACATCACCGTTTTTATACTTACCCGTTCACCGTCTCTGATCATTTGGGTGACTACTTCGCGGCACTGTTCTAGGTAGTCACCGTTCCCTGAAAATCGGTCACCGTCAAACTTTTCAGCGGTCACCGTCTCTTTTTTTTTATGGTTGAACGGTACAACATTGTTATTAGCGGGTGACTGCTTTTTATGTTTTTGCGGTGACTGTTTTTTGCGAGTAGGGCGCTTAGACATAGTATTATTGTTTTCTGGTTTTTTCGATTTTGGCCTAAATCGCAATATCCATCCAGCAAGATAGCTAAGCCCAAAGTTGACTATAGGGCCACCTATAACGATTGATCCTAAAAACGTTTTTGTTTCTATAGAGTCAGCGTTGGCAGCGGTGGCCGGGCGCCTTTCTATTTCTGCTAGTTCTCGGTTTATCTCAGCGACGCGAGCCTCTTTTGCTGAGCTATCGCACCAGTTTCCTTGTAAGGCGCAGGGTTGGCTTCCATCGCTTGGATTCAAGCTTTCGTTTAGCGTAGACAGCTCAGCGAGTAGGGCAGGGACTCTAGCAGACTGAACGGCTGCCCTATGATCCTTGTCATTTATTCGCCCAGTTTGAGACTGTAGCGTCATTATGCTGCTACAGAAAACAGCAACTATAGCAAACGGCATAAACCTAATGCTGATGCCTGCGGCGTACCCAAAAATGGCAACACTTACAGCAAAAACAGCAGACAGCCCTATAAGTCCAAGATCCCTAAGCCCGAATTGCCCTATGTTGTATAAGCTATCAAGTGATTCAACGTGAACAACTGACGCCGTATTATTTGACCAATCAGCAGTAAATCCAAGAACAACGAGAACTATAGAGCATATGAAAATAAGATACCGCATCAAGAATTGCATCATCATAAATCCCCGTTTAAAAGTTTGTTAATTGCTTCTTCAGCAATACACGTGCTGAATCTTACAGGGTTTCCTGTGCTCATTATCTTTTTTTTTATTTCTTTCAAGGTTAAGATGCAAGCCACTTTCACGGCCGTTCTTGCCTTGCTATTAATTCTTATTATTTTTTTATATTCTTCTATATCCTCTTCGCTAACATCATACATAATCTAATCTCCGCTTATATCTTCAACTAATTCATATTTTTTTATATACTCTTTTATTTTTGGCCTAAGTTCATCAAAACAAATCATTGCATCCTCGAATTTATCCCAGTCCTCAACATCAAAGGCCATTAAAAAACTAAGTTGATGTTTCATTTCAAGCAACATTAATAATTCAGATTCGCTTATAATTCTTTGCATTTTTTTAAACTCCTCGATTTTACTTAACTCATCACCAAAGTTTTTTTTAACTTCAGTTCTATTTTTGCAGGCACCTCTTTGCCGCTTTTCTCAAAGCGCCAGCAACCTTCATGCGCGTGGTATTTAATACAAATAAGGGTTTCTTTTTTAAATAAAGGCTTGGCGTTAAACCAGGCTTTTCCCAATTTGGCGTTGCTTGTTACGTATGTTAATCGCATACGCTTTCACCTTTTGAAATGGGATCGCAGTATGGGGCAGGGGCGGTGGCTTCTTCGGTGTCATAGCCTTGTGCTTGCACTTGGCCACTATATATGTATAATGCAATAATGGCGGCAAAAATAGATAAGCTTGAAACGACCAAGCAAAAAACTTGATTTAATGTTCTTTTCATTTCCCTTTTCTGAATATACATAACAAAATCCTTTTGTTAGTTTAAAACCCGCCCCGTTCACCAACCACAGCAGTCAGTTAAAATAAAGGGGCGGGGTACTGCAACGTCAGCGAGACGTTATCCTGCAAACACTGATTCTGACGATTGCTCTGAAGCGTCAACCATTACTAGCTGTTCTGTTACAATTTCTTTTTTTGCTAGCCCAAAGGTGTTTGGCCAAATATCGCTAATTTCGCATTCAAGTACCGCGCAGATTTTTAAAGCGCCAGACAATCGAAGATCGGCGCCCTCAGAAATCTTTGCCAAGTTACCCACCCCTGACATTTTTTGAACCCAGCCTTTTGTAAGGCCTTTTTGCTCTAAAACCTCATCAAGTTTACAAATCACTTTTATAACTCCCGGTTTGTTGTTTGTTGCGCTTGTTTATCTAAGCGTGTTAATAATATAATTCTTAATTATCGTTATGTAAAGACGTATAAAAAATAAAACTTAAATTAATACAACATAGGTTTACAGTAATGGCAGATAAAAATTGTTTATTAAATATTAGAGTTAACCGCGACGTTAGAGACGCTTTTAAAAAAAAGGCGGCGGAGCAGGGGACAACCTCAAGTGATCTTATATATCAATATATGCTCAAGGTGATATCACAGAGCGATACCAAAAAATAAACGCTTTGTTATTATTTATAGTTATCTCTCTCTCTGACTTGTCTACTGTAGTCAGGCCATAATTAGCCTTATTATATCTTTTGCAGCACAATTTGCATTTTCCCGTGCCATAGCGTTCCGTATTTTTGTCGCATACCTTGCAGTATTTAACAGTTCCCTCAGATACTCTTTTGCCATCTTTTATTAACTGCTCGTTTCGTTTTCTCCCGCGCCGCCTTGAGCATGGCCTGCAATATCCACTAGGGAACCAGTCGGATTGATTGCACTTGCCGCACACCTTTGTTTGTTTGCTTTTGTCCATAAAACCATAGCCTCTACGTAAACTGATTTTGTAGACTTATTTTTAATGCTTCGTTTCGTAGTGCACGGCCTACACTTGCCGCTTTTATAGCGATCAGTGAGGCCGCAAGAAGCGCATGGCTTATTTCTTAATTTGTTCAACATAGTTATTCACTAGCGATTCAAATTCTAACAAGTCCAATTCAAGTTTTTCTATATAATCATTGTCTCTTTCTATTGTGATTATAGTCATATCTTTTTCTATTGATTTAAGAGCAGGGCAGTACAACACAAAATCGCAATATTCAGCTCCAGTTATCCATAGTCCACCTTGTACTTGATCAATACATTCGCCTATATCTCTATTTAAGATAATGTTTTTTATTTTTGATGGTGATAAAAAGCATTTTATTTCAAGCGTTTTTTTATCGCTTATGATGCCATCGAGAGAGCAACCAAACTTTCTATCATCAGTGAGCGCGAGACCTACTTGCTCAACCAAAGTTTTAGTTCTGCTTTCGTATTTCATTCTGGCCTCTGGTTCTAGCTCACGACCGCGACGCGCTTGCCATGAGTCAAACTCAGGATCATCTAACAATTCGCCGCTGATTCGTTCTATAGCGAGTTTAAAGGCATAATCGCGTGCTGCTTTTGTCGGTTCGCCTTTTTCTTTTCCGCTTTTTAGTTTCTTTCTGGCTTCGCCAAACATACTCGCGGTGATAACCCCGGCGCGCGCTTCAAACCATTCTGGCTCGCCCTGTTCGCACTTAACGTGTATTACCATGATTTTTCCCCGTAATTAGTGAATGCCGGTAACCGACCGGCGGCGGTAATATTATTTGGCTAGTGAACTAAGATAATTTTTTGCGCCCTCAAACCTAGCGCTAGGAAATTCTTCTAAACATCCGATAGCTATTTTTGGATCAGCGCAAAATTTTGTTTCATCTATGCCAGCGTTTGCAATAAGCGTTCTAAGCTGTTCAGCTTGCTCATGAGTTATTGTTTCGGGTTCGCTGGACCATTTCCCTTCAATAACTTGCCCTTTGCTGTGATCGATTCTAGGCGCTTCAGATTCTTGTATGCGTTGCGCTTCATCTTCGTCATAGATGCCAGCAAAGCCAAAGGCGAGGCGGGCGCCTTGGATTAGCGTTTTGTGCCTCAGCATTCGCTTTGTGTGAGTTTGCCATGGTCCGTTGATAGTGTATGGTTTGCCGTTTTGCCCTTTACCTGTAAATGCATCCCTATAAACTTCATCTAAAAATTCACGAACAATTACGGGGTGCTCTCGATCTTTTCTATAAATAGTTACTTCACACCAAGCAGGGCACTTTTTGCCGTTAGGCATTTCCTCGCTGTCGTTGCTATATGTAAATGCCATGCCGTTAAATTGTGGATGACTATTTATGATGCGCGTCCAACCGTCCAACCCCACGACCGGCACAATGCCGTTTTGCTTGTCGGGGTAAGCATAAATTTCTCGCGTAAAGGGATTAAGCCCGTATTGGTCTGCAACAATGCACAATGCTTGCATTTGCGCATCTGTAGCAACACCATCTTTTGTTTTAAAAGCCGTGTTTTTTAACGTCGCAATTAATTCTTTTTCGTCACTATTAAAACGCTCTGCTAATTTTGCAATTGCCTTACTCATAAAAAAATACCTTTTTGTTTGCGCGTTATCGCGTGTTTTTATTAAACGTCTTTACCATCGCATCGTCAAATATTTATTTGCAAAAAATAAAGTTTATATAAAACTGGTTTACGGAGTAGTGGCGGGGCGATTGCAATCTATAGAACTGGTTTACAATGCCATCATGGTTGTAAACTAAAGTTGGTTAATTTTTAAATTTTTAGGGGTGGTGGGTTGATTTGGTTAATCGTGCACACTATATTGTAGTTAACTCAGTTAACCAAGGAGTATTTAAAAATGAATGAATCAATTAAAAAGGAAATATTTAGAGACGTTATTTTGTCTAGTGACTTAACTATGGGTAGCAAAATGGTAGCAGCGTTTTTCTATCTTAATGATAACGAGACTATAGCAAATGCATCTTATAACGATATAGCTGAGGCTTTATGCATGAGCAGGTGCGGAGTTATAAAAGCTGTTAAAGATCTAATACAGCATGGCGGTTTAATAAAATTGCAGGATATAAAAAGGAGAAGAAATTACTACAGCATCCCCGACTTATTAAGCGAAGCAGTATAAAAAGCAGGGGGGATGTTTTATGTCTGGTTGGGTAAAATTCTATAGAGATATATTGGATTGGGAGTGGTACAGCGACGCCAACACAAGCCGCGTGTTCATTCATTGTTTACTAAAGGCTAACCATAAGCCTGCAACTTGGCGCGGAAAGGATATAAAAAGAGGGCAATTTATAACCAGCTCTGAAAAGTTGGCGGGTGAATTAGGGCTTACACGGCAAAAAGTGAGGACTGCACTAAACAACCTGCAATCAACCAACGAAATAACCATAACAACAAGCCCGCAACATACTGTAATAACAGTGAATAATTACGAAAACTACCAAGGCGATAACCAGCAAGCTAACCAACCAACTAACCAACCAACTAACCAACGGGATAACCAACCAGATAACCACAAACAAGAAGTACAAGAAGTTAAAGAAGAAAAGAACTTAAAACATATGTCGGGCAAGCCCGACGACGCACATCAAAAGAATGCCAGAAGTAAACCACCAAAGAAAAACAGCGAATGCTCAAAAAACGTGCTGGACTATCTCAATAAGAAAACTGGTCGAAGTTTTGAGGCTGTTGACAGCAATCTGAAATTAATAGATTCAATTTTAAAAATTGATGGCAGAACACCGGAACTGATCAAGCAAGTTATTGATGACCGGGTTAGAGCCTGGGGCAGTGACCCAAAAATGAGTCAGTACCTCAGGCCGCAAACAATTTTTAGGGAAAGTAAATTTTCGCAGTACGTCGGCGCGCTTGGGGCAACGACAGCAAAAGACAACGGCATAGACAACTGGTTAAACGGTAGGGATATTACAAACGGCGACGCAACACACAACATTTACGACGGGGTGTTTACACATGTTAGACAGTGATAAAAGAGAGTTTTACGAGCTGCTTAAAATCGCTCTACTAACAAAAAACGGGAGCTCGGAAGATGAGATAATCATTTTTTGGTTTGATCTATTTGTCGACTATTCCATTGATGCATTCAAAGAAGCTCTGAAACGCGCTGTAATCGAATCTCGCGGGCGTTTAGAGCCAAGCAAGGTCACGGCCTACCTGCCAGATCCGTTAGGACACCCGAGCGCTGAGGAGGCCTGGAACGCATGCCCAAAAACTGAGCAAGATACGGCATATGTAACTGATGAAATAATGGCCGCATTAGCTGCTTGCGACGACAGTTTACAGCGGGGTGATTTAGTAGCGGCGCGTATGGCTTTTACTGAGGTTTACAGACAACAACTTGCTACCGCAAAAGTTTTAAAAAAGCGCGCGCGTTTTTGGATGACATACGCAACTGGGCTAGACGCTGACGAAAAAAGAATGGCAAAAGAGCAGGCAGTTTTTAGCGCTCAAGCGCGGGGATGGATCACAAGCAAACAGGCACAAAGGGAAATTTTACAGTTAACAGACACAAGAAAAGATCAAAAAGCTATAGGAAATTTAACGCAGTCAAAAATAACTGACCCGAAAGTAGCGAGGCGTAGAATCAAAAATATTAAAGACATGCTAAAGGGGTGCGCCGAATGAAAAAAATAGAAATAAAGGAGCCGCAGCATATTGTAGCGGATCGGGCATGGTTTGAAAAAAACATTAGGCTTTTTGAATCTTTAGGCTATCCCTTAGCTTTAGATAAAGGCAATAAATACGGGATATGTCAAGATGACTACGACAACGACGAAAAAATAAAAAAACCCCCAACTGGAGCAAAAAAATAAGGTTTCTTTATTTTTAAATAAATGGCGGGGGGTTGATGATGGATGTTTTAGATTTATTTAGCGGGATAGGAGGATTTAGCTTAGGACTTCATAGGGCAGGGTTTAAAACATTGGCCTTTTGTGAAAGTGACCCTTTTTGTAAAAAAATACTTCGAAAAAACTTCCCAGGTATTAAAATACATAATGACATAAGGGAGCTAGACGGTAATGAATACAAAGGAATTGACGTTATCACCGGCGGCTACCCATGCCAGCCATTCAGCAATGCAGGCAATCGAAATGGACATAAAGACGACCGCCACCTATGGCCGGAAATGTTTAGAGTTGTTAAACAGGCAAGACCCGCTTGGGTCATTGCTGAAAACGTTACTGGTCACGTCACAATGGGGCTCGACAGCGTGTTTCTTGACTTGGAAAGTGAAGGCTACACCGCAAGGGCGCTTGTTATTCCAGCTTGTGCCATCGATGCGCCCCACCGACGAGACAGAGTGTGGATTATTGCCAACGCCAAGCGCCCAAGAGTCGGGACCGATGCCGGAGCTCAGCCACGAACCAAAGAAAAATGCTCGGAACTACTCAAAGAAGACCGGCAAGCATTGCCAGATGACCCTAACACGTTATGCCCAACTATGGCCGACTCCAAGGGCCCGGATGACCGGCGCAGCATCAGCGGAAAGATTAAACGACAAAAACAGAAACTTAGAAAAATCGGTAGCGGAACATGGGAGCCGTGGCCAATTGAACCCGGAGTGGGTCGAGTGGTTGATGGGATACCCAACAGGGTGGACAGAATTAGAGGATTAGGTAATGCAGTAGTCCCCCAAATTGTAGAAAAAATAGGTCTATCTATTAAAGGAGTGTAACCGGTTGGTTTATATTTTTCTGGTGAATTTATATGTCAAGGTGAGGATGTAAATGATAGGTATAAAATCATAGCTGACGACAAATCAATAAAAAGATTAGACATATAAAACTAATGATAGTAGCAACAATAACGCTAGATAATAATAAGATCCAGATAATAGACACCCGGTCCTTTGGCTGTCAAAAAGCTTGGCTGAGAGATTTAAAATATAGGTGGGGGGATCGGGTGTCGCATGTAGAGTTTACTAAGTGTCCTCGCGGGTGGTATAGGACTGCAACTAATAAAGAGGTAAAAAATGGATAGTTCCAAAAAGGAACCAACCATAGCTATTCAGCTAGAGCTAGAAAAGCAGGGTTGGTACAAGAATGAAGATGGCAAGTGGGTTTGCAAGAATGCGTTTATGAAACCCGTATCGTTCGAGGACGCTGTTAAAATAGAGGAAATGATAGGTGAGTGGAAGTCAGAATGATCGATCAATGTATGAGAATCTTTTAGAGGAAATTAAGGTTGTTTGGGATCGAACACTTTCCGAAACAGAAAGACTACAGGAGATACGCATGATATGCATGGAACATGGTTGGTGCCTTGGGTGCAATTGTTTTCATCATGATGGCTTATGTGAGTCTGGGCCGTGGGAGGCTTTCTAACCATATTTACCAACTTGGAAAAATGGTGTGCAATATTATTATGAAAGTATCACTACCTTGGCCCGATAAAAAATGCAGCCCGAACGCGCGCGTTAACTGGCGAGTTCTGCACGAAGCAAGAAAAAAACGCAAACGTGTTGGTTTTATGCTGTCGGCAGGGCTGCCAAAAATTAACACTAAGCGCCTAGCAATGACTGTTATTTTTAACCCGCCAGATAAGAGACACTATGATCTTGATAACTTGCTTGCGAGCATCAAGGGTGAACTTGACGGTATAGCTCAGCGCATAGGGGTGGATGATAAAAACTTTCGGCCTATAACTATAGATTTTGGGCAGGTGGTTAAAGGGGGTAGTGTAGAGATAGAGTATCAATTCATGGAATGTACGATATGCACGTATTTCATAAATATGAAGCCGCCACCGTTGAGGATATAATAGCAAAGTGGCTTGATCATATATCGAAACCGATACCCGCAATTGTGGGTGATAGAGAAGTGGACGACTTAGGGCCAACGTCTTTAACGCCAGCAATTCTATTGTGTGGTGACAAGGAGGTTCGCAGAGTTGGGAAAATGGTACATGTGGAGTATAAAACTAGAAAACCCAAAAATATGCAGGACGTTGAAGAATACAAGAAAGCTCTACTTAAAGACCCCGACATAACAAGGTTATTATTGAAGCAGTATGGAGCTATATAAGCTGGGCGACTAGACGCCACACAACCCCGCACTTTTTAAAGACCAGCCCGCCCAGCGCGGGCTTTTTTGTGCTTGATTGTTTTGTGTGGGTGTGGGATTATTTGTGCACAGCAACGCAATGCATAGCAAAGCAAAGCAATGCAAGGCAGCGCAGGGCAGAGCAAAGATAAGCCTAAACCCCCATTGTAAACCACATTGGGGGTTTTTTATTTTGTTGCGTAGACATTATTATTAATTTATGGGATTATTTGTGCAGTGCATGGCAACGCACAGCATAGCATTGCAATGCAAGGCATAGCACCGCAAAGCACAGCATCGCACCGCAAAGATACGCCACACTCAACACCATATCGGTGTTGTTTTAATAAATTAAATGGAACATTAAAATGATTAAGACTCTTACCTTTAAATACTCCGGTATCAATTCAATAATCTTAAACAATCCTCAGTGTGTAGACCCGCTAAACCACTACAGCAAAGAACTTCAAAAAATAAATAAAAAGCGCACTAAAACCGAGGAAGATATACTTCACCGATATGACCTTGAAGTTTCCGCAAAACTTTATTGGCATGATAACAAGGTTGTAATACCCACCACATGGATCACTGCCTCAGTTTGCAAGGTTTCACACAAGCTGGCAAAAATAGCCAAGGCTGAAATTCGCAGCGGTTTTTTTCCTATTTCCGATTTTGTTGCACTGGAATATCCAGGCAGCAACAAAGTTAAAAATAAGCAGGATATTATCGGGAATAGTGAGTTTAGGTGGCTTTTTCCCACGAAGCAGGGCCAAGTTAAAGTTATGAAAGCGTTTCCAATGTTTGAGAATTGGAGCTTTTCAGTAGGCGTTGAATTTGATGACTCAATAATTGATGAGGAAACTTTGGTGCGTGTTGCTGAATATGGCGCACGTTTTAATGGTTTTGGTGACTTTAGGCCTACATACGGACGGGCTTCACTGGGGGTTACGTGATAGAAATATTTAATGAATTGAAAAATAGAAAAATGCTTGATTATGGCTCAACATTTGATGCCAGCGTTTTAAGAAGTCTTGCCGGTATTGAATTGCCTGAAACTGGAACACGAGAGGACTTTAAAAACGCCGCTCTAAAAGAGCTTAACGTGGCTGATTTTATTCGCGGTCGGCTTATTGGTGAAGGTAAATATTTTGCTTCTGTTGGGGATTCTTACCGGGTGTTATTGCCAAGTGAGAATTCAGAGCAGGTTAAAAAATACATGAAGTCAGCAGACGGTAAGTTAAAGCGAGCAATGCGACTTTATGACAACACGCCAAAAGAGTTCAAAAGCCCTAGTGTTAGCACAAGGGTTCACGTTAAGCAGAGAAGCATTAGGG